CAAGTTGGGTCTGCCGAGCTATTTACTTCATCACAAGAATTATAATTATTACTGGTTAAAGCTTCTATCACGGGGCTATAATAATACAAAGCAAATAGTGCCAATAAACAAGCAATTACAATCAGAGGTTTTCTCTCGAACATCATTTATATAATAAACGTATAAATTTAAAAAAGTAAAAGGAAAAATAATACAAAGTTAAAAACCATTATTTTCATCAAAACTGAGTTGCTTATCAAGAAATTCTTGGGTTTCATTAAAACTACCAATAAATGTGCCGTTGTTAAATATCATCGGAAACACCTTCGATTCCTTTTGCGCTAAATTTTTAATAAAAGATAAAAAAGATTCTTTGTCTTCGATTAAATATTCGTCGCAATTAATTTCAATAAATGTTTGTTTCTTTTCGGTCAATGTTTTTTTTATTCTCATACAATTCGGGCAGCCACTTTTGCTGTAAATAGTGAAGCCGGTTTCCACTGGTTTTTCGATATTCATATTATTATCCATAATAATAATATAAATATTATATTTCATTTTTTTATCCTTTTTTAAAGTATTAAATACAAATTCTATAGTAGTCTGCTTTAATAGCCGTTTTACTCGGTCGGACTATGTGACACAATTGTCCGGGTCTTAATCCAATTGCTCGCGCCACAGGGTCAAACCTCGAAATATCAGGAAACTGGATTTTATCCGTAATATTATACTTTTTCATTATGTTAACAACTTCGGACTCCGGAACTATCGTGTGTTCGGGAACCAATTCGTGGTCTAATATGTTAAATTGTAATCGCTTGATATTTTCAATAACAATAAAGATACCATCGGACTCCCAAATATGCTTAAGCTCGTTTGTCAATGTTTCGTTTATTTCATCCTTAATAATTATAAACAATGTGTCGTTTTTTTTCAATATTTCTTCTAAATTAAACAAATCATCTATCATTTCCTGAAGATTGGACGGACGAATTGTTTTCCCTAAATAGTAGCGAATATAAATCTTATTTTTAAGCTTTGTAACAGGGTCCTCTTCTTTTTTCTCTAAAAGCATATCTAACTGGTTATTTTGTTTCATTGAGTTTACTTCGTTAACACTGAAATTAGCATAATCCTCAATATTATAACCTTGTTTTCCCATTAAATCCAGAATATTATTTCTGGAAGTATATACAGTTGAAATTATAGCACTTGAGTTCTGACTGGTCATTATATAATATAATATTAACATAAACAATTATTTTTATTTCATTTTTATTTATAATGTTATTTTTTTAGTAGAATCGGTTGAACTGCTTGTGTCGCTGCTATTATTACTAATATTTATTTGTTTTGTTTCGGAACTGCTGCTATTTGCGTTTTCTTCTTTCGATTCTTCTTTCGATTCTTCTTTCGGTGGAGGTTGAACTTCTAAAATACTCGGAGGTGTTGTAGATTGTGGTGTAGTAATTTGAATTTGTATTGGTTGCTGCTGTGGTGGTGAATTGGGGTTATAAGGTGGTGAATTTGGATTATAAGGTGGTGAATTGGGGTTATATCCAGGTGAATTATTAAGAGATGGTGGTGAATTAGGATTATATCCGGGTGAATTAGGGTTATATCCGGGTGAATTAGGATTATATCCGGGACTTTCAAGACCAACAGGCGTGCTGCTATTTTCTGGACTCTTAATTTGTTCTTCAATATAGCCTTGATTATAAGGTCTAATTCTCGAAAGAGGCACTTGCTGCTCGATTTCACCGTCACTATAACGCACATCATAAGTTTCTTCGCCAGGATCAGCAAAATTAACTTTTAATACTTGTGCGTAATTAAATTCACGCAGTTCTTCATTTTTAACCTCGACTTCCTGACCTGTTCTATATCTTGAGTTAGCTTCTTCGCTATTTGGTTCGGTATCTATTACAGCCGGATAAGGTAAAGATGGAGGTTCATTGGGCATACGTCTTTGTTCTTTTCTATTTTCCTTGTTAACCTTGTCGTTTACATCCCTGGTGTATTCCTTTGTTACGTCTTTCAAATCTTTATTGCCAAGTTGTAATAATTTATTAATATTATCTGAATAAGACATACTCAAAAGCTGGTCAACATTGTCATCGGTAATAATGCGCATTTGAACGTTCATAACCTGTAGCTCTTGTATTAAAAGTTTTAAAGAATAAGGAACTCTTAATATGCTAAACGAACGACCAAATTTGCTCAAATTTTTGATATTTTGAGTGCCGTCAGGATTGGTGGCAAATTGGATCGGTCCATCGGCATAAGGACTCAAAAACAAATTCTTCGCTTCATTATAAATAGCAACAGCGCCAGTTTTGTTACAAATCGCAATATAATATTCGTCGCCCCTTATTAAAAATGATTCATTCAAAAAATAAGACATTCCGTGTGCCAAAATTCCGTCGCGCTCCATTTCACCGACACGCAAACCACCGTCATTCGCACGACCTTGGACGGGTTGTTTTGTCAACATTGTGTTGGGACCACGTGCGCGATAATTGATCTTATCTTTAACCATATGTTTCAAACGCATATAGTAGGTGGGGCCAATATAAATATTCGCTTCCAGCTGCTCACCGGTCATTCCATTATATAGTATTTGATTACCGCTTGTATGAAATCCGCTTTCGACTAATAAAGGAGCATATGTAGAATAATTGGCGCCTTTTACTTGGAACGCGGTACAGTCGCCAAACGCGCCATAACTTGTGCAAACTTTGCCAAATAACGACTCGACAATTTGACCGATTGTCATACGAGATGGAAGAGCGTGCGGGTTAATAATTAAATCGGGACGAATACCGTCTTCAGTAAAAGGCATATCTTCTTCAGGAATAATGAGACCTAAAGTTCCTTTTTGTCCAGCGCGCGAAGCCATTTTGTCACCAATTGCGGGTATACGTTCTTCGCGGATTCTAACTTTCGCAATATTAAAGCCTTCCTCACCCGAAGTTATAAAGGATTTATCGACAAAACCGAGCTGACCTTTCTTCGTTTTCACCGAATCATCAATCCAGACATCTTTATTTTCCAAATTAGAATTGATTTTACCAATGACAATCACCTTGTCATTTAATTCGGTGTTTTCTTTTACTAATCCGTGGTCATCCAAGTGACTATAATCAAAACCCTGTTTTATTTTAATCACGTTGTTTTTTTGTATATTGGCGAATTTTGAACTGGTAGAACCAGTTATTTTTGAGCTTTCTTCGCGTGCTTCATACATCGAATAATAAGTAGTTCTAAAAATGCCGCGCGCTACAGACGCCTCGTTAATCAAAATAGCGTCTTCCACATTGTAACCAGTATAAGACATAATTGCGACGATCGCGTTGACACCATAAGGTTGTTCTTCGTTATCAATATACTCCATATACCGCGATTTAATCAATGGTATTTGTCCATAATTCAAAATAACACCCATTTTGTCAATGCGCATTTGATAGTTAGAATGATAAACAGACACAGCTTGTTTGCTTTGACCACAAGAGAAAGCACCACGAGTCACAGGGTTATTTTCAGGATAAATAACCAAATTTCCCATAACACCCAAAATAAGCGAAGGATCGATTTCCATATGAGTATAATATTTACTCTTTTTAAGATCATCTGGGTTTATAGCTATTAAAGCTGATTCTTCCTCGGAGGTATCTACATAATCAACAATAGACTTGTTTTTTTGTAGAAAATTAAAAACAGCTTCTTTATCATTACCAAGTTCATATAAATCACTTATTTCGTATAATTTATTATTTTTAATATTGAACGCACCATCCGATTTTTTTTTAAGCCCAGAAACAATATCTTGCCAAGTAATTTCATTCGCATTTAGTTTGTCAATAAAATCCCTTCTATTGTAACTTTGCATACCATTATCAATATAGTAAACCGGTCGAGTCAATCTTCCAGCGTCGGAGTAAATATACACCTCATTATGCTCATAGTCAAAAGAAATACTGGTAAATACTGGTATGATGCCATTTCGTCTAAATAATTTTAACATTTCGACTAATCCAAGTTCATCGTTTCCAGAAGTAATTGGTTTATCGATAACTCCAATCCAAATACCATTTACAAATATTTTGGAATTATTAGCTAAATATTCGGTAGAGCATTCTAAATTCAGTTTCATCGGCGTATTTGCTCTTAACCATTTTATTAATGGTTTGCAAGACGAGCCACTTGTAATATGAGTGCTAATCGACATATGTTTATGTAACCCAATATTGCCACCATCTGGTGTATCAATCGGGTCAATAAATCCCCACTGTGAGCTATTTAGCAGACGTGGTCCAATCACTTTAGCACTAGAATCAAGCGGTAAATTTATTTTACGTAAATGAGAAATATGTGTATTCCAACTTAACCTATTCAAGTCTTGAACCGCACCAAGACGTTTTGTGTGTTCTTCAGAACCCCAGTTACCCTTGAAGGCCTTCTTGAAACCAGTTTCTACAATTCTTTCCTTGAAAAACGTCTTAACATTGGATTCGATTAAACCGATGAAATTATCCTGATATTTGTTTGATTCAACAGGTTTATTCTTAAGATTCTTCTTCTCTCTTCTTGACAAAGTTTCATCATCTTTATATTCGCCCTTGTGATAATAATACTCCTCATCAATCTTCTGTGTAATTGCTTTCTTTTGTATTAAATAATACTCTCTAAACAAATCATAAATGAGAGAACCAGTTAATTCCACCCTTTTAAAGCGAAAGTTGTCACGATCAGTCGGTTTTTCCTCTTTATTATAAACCTTTAATATACGAAATGTCATATAACCAACAAAATATGCCTTATCTAAAAAGTTAAGTTCACCGATGTGAGGTAGAAAATAGTCTGATAAAATCTCCATAACACCGGATATTGTGCCTCTTTTTGTGAAACTCGCAATATATTCCAGTGCGGTTTCCTGATTGAAAACCTTGTTGGCGTCGTGGACAGATGGTATAAAAAAATCAACATAATTGCTGTTTTTTTCAATATCTAATAAACAATAACGAATAATATCCTTGTCTGAAACAACGCCTAATGCTCTCATCAAAATAAACAATGGTATTGGTTTTCTAACATTTGGCACACTGACCACAATTTGATTATTACTATAACTTGGTGAAGGTGCTATAATTTTAATAGCGGTAGTTCGAATGGCTTTAGATGTGTCCTCAGAAACAGAGCGGATTTCCGCGGAATAACTGTAAATATCATCATCTTTATTTTTTCTTATATAAAGCATATTGTCTGCGAATTTTTCCTGTGATATGATAACCTTTTCTTTGCCATCTATGATAAAATAGCCACCATAGTCATTTCTACATTCGCCCATATTAAAACGAACATCTTTGCTTAATGATTTTAAAATACACGTGTCGGATTGGAGCATAATAGGAAAACGTCCAAGATAAATTTTATCTAACTTCATACTGTGTTCCTTCTTCTCGTCGCCAACATAATAAATAAAATCTACATCTACATCATAATGGATTGTAATACCATAAGTCATATTCCTTAACCGCGCGTCATTCGGGAACATATAATGCGCATTGTTATCATCATAAATAATTGGTTTGCCAAAATAAATGCTTTTACCATCTTTTCCACCTAAATACAACAAACATTCATTTCGTTTATTGGTAACATTACTTTCATCTTCTCTCTCAATGAATCTTATGGGATTGTTTTCGTGGAATATTCGATTAATACCATTTTTAAAAAACTCATTGTATGAGTCTAAATGGTGAGCTACTAAATTATTGGGATTGTCTTTAAAATATTTGTCAATTATCTTCCAAGATATGTCTTCTTTTTTTTCTTCGTGACTCATTTTATATTATAATAATCATATTTTTTTAAAATGTAATTATTATATATATTATTTAATCTAATTTAACTATTTTATCTAATTTATTATTTAAACGCAAAACAAAAATAAATGTATAAATATGTATAGAATTAAAATATTTTGCCCATTTTCTACAAGCAAAAATTGTAAAGAAACATATGAAAAAATTAATTATTCAAATTTAATTGATTTTTATGGTAAAGATAATAAGGTATATTTTACAGATGACGAGGATTATACACACGCTATTATAATTAATACAATAATGCCTGAATTAAAAATACCAAAGAAAAATGTTATTGGATTAGCATTTGAACCACTGCCATTTTTAGGTTTAACAAACCAATTTATTGATTATGCCGTGAAAAATATTGGTAAATATTTTATTGGAGATAAAAATAATTTACCTGAACCTTTTGTAGAACATTTTGGATATATGTGGCACTCAAGACCACCTAAAGAAATAAAAGACAAACAAAATATAATGTCAATTGTAATAAGTACAAAACGTTCAGCTCCTGGTCATATCTATCGTCATATATTAATAGAAAAAATTATACAATTAAGACTACCTATTGACATTTATGGACACGGAAGCACAAATTATTCATACAATAGAATTAAAGGTTCGTTTAATGACGCTGAACCATATGAAAACTATTTATATTCAATATGTATTGAAAATTATCAGTGTAATCATTATTTCTCTGAAAAAATAATAACACCTCTTTTACACAATTGTATGCCAATATATTTGGGTTGTAAAAATATTAACTCTTATTTTGATGATACAATTAATTTAACTGGTTATGTTAATGAAGATATAAAATTAATAATAAAAATATTATTAAAGCCTGGTCAATATTATAAACCTACATATAATGAAAAAAACCTTAAAACAGTTAACTTGATAGAAAATATAGAAAAAATATATTCATAATTAATATTATTTATTATTTATTATTTATTTATTCTTCATCTGTGATTTTAGATTTTTTTGTCTTATTTTTCATCGTTCTACCTTTTTTTGTCAATTTAAATTTACTTTTTGTTTTTTTAGAAGAAGAAGAAGAAATAGTAAACTCTGTCCACGGTTCAGTGAGTCTATCTTTTATATATGGCTCAAATTTCTCATATTGTCTATGCTCTTTAAAAAAATCATTGGCTATAAATGGCGTGCCACACGAATTGCCAAAGCGACCTATAAATGACATATTTTTTGCCAGTTTGGTATCACAAACAATGCCATCTACGGCGCCGTGAGGAGAATATGGTTTGGGTCTATCTGCTTGCGACATATATTCTCGAGCATCCAAATCATAATGTGAACAAACGGTTCTCGAACAAGGATTATCTTCTTTTTTCAAATACACATCATAATGATCAGCAATTATTTTTTTTGCCACCTCAATATTTAGCTTACCTTTATTTTCGTCCATAAGGTCGCCAAGTCTAACCATTCTCGCACCTTGATGACGTCGAATATCGTAAAAACCCGAATTATTAACTTCTAAATTTCTGATTCTTTCGTCATATGGCGCGTTGAATCCAATAAAAAACCCATTTTTGGTTCTCTCTATATTATGATATTTAAGTCCTAATTCAATACGAAGAATCTCATTTGTATTCGTATCTCCAAACAACCACGAGTTGGCATAATCACCGGAGTTTTCGTGTAAAAGTATTTTACAATAGTCATCAAGTGTGTCGCCGTATTGCATTGCTTGTCTTATTCTATAAGCAATAGGATATTTTTTTTCATATGGATAAAAACCACCAATGGTTGTTTCGGTGCCAATGATACCTTTCGCGGTAACAAAAAAATCTGCGCCACTCCATATCCAACAAGGAGATGTTTGCATAATAAATCGATGTCCTTTTTCAGGATTCAAGTCTAATACAATATTTGAAAACTGGCCGTCAATAAAATCGCTGAAAGAATTATGAGCGCACACGATTTTGCCGTCTTCAGTCCAATCGCCGACAGCCATAAAAGCACTACATTTATCATTTGCTCCACCCTCTTTACCGGTGCGATTATCAGATATCAATGAATACCAATAAGGAATCGACATATAAAAATTCCAAGTAATGATTTCATCGATTGATGTTTTACATCCATTGGCATTACAACCATCGGCAATGCCTTCCATTTCTTCGTAAAATTCGGGGAAATCATCTTGAGTCATTTTTTTAAAACCATCATTCACTTTTTCAATAAAAAAATCCCAGGTTTGACCATATGATTCCATCATAAAAAATGCCATTGTTTTTTGTATTTCCTTAAATTCTTTGGCACACAAATAACCATATGCGTATCCGCGCTCTTTTGGTTTCCCCTTAATTGATATATATTTCCAACCATTTTTTTCATATGATAAACCATTTTTAATTTTTTCTTCTTTTGTATTCATCTATATAATATAGTTATAAAAGGTTTATAAAATAAATAATTTTATTTTATTTATAAAATTATTTAACATATTTACATATTAATCATTAGCATACCCATCATTACAAACAATAGAATAAATGGTAAAAGAACTAACAACCAAGAAATCGTTGTATGACCGTCTTTACATATCAAATTAAGAACCCAAGTCCAAAAAAGTATATAAATTAATTTAATTATAAATACCAAGGTTGTGCTTGGAACACGGCAAGAAAAAGAACCCATTGTATAGCTATTTTGATTGCCCAAATTTTGTAATAAAACAATTGCTAGAGCAATAATTGAAATCACAAAATAGATAGAAGCTGGTGTACATAATTCTTTTACACTTGTTGGAAAAGGTGCCATTATGTATTATGGCTAGAAAAATAATAATATTTTTATAAAATTATATTAATATTTTGAATTTATACTATAGCACTGACGCTTTTATACTGGCTAAAGTCGGCGTATTTTGAAGCTGACCTTTCCAAGGCATCGGATTTACCGGCGCACTGTAACCTAATAGACCATTGTATACAGTTCCTACACCATATTGAAATTGTCTTCCTAAATTAATTAGGTCTTGTGATAAAAAATTACTTGTTGTTCCGCCTTTTTGCTTTAGACCCTTCTGCTTTCTGCCGCCAATAGAAAATGGCGGGTTCGCTCCTGTAGCTTTCATTGCTGTTTGAGGGTCAACTTTGTATTCATTTAGTGCTATATAATTTCTATTTCCGCCAACACCGTCTACGCCTGGCCAGCCACTTATCGCCGGTGTCCAAGGAGCCCCTGCTAAACCATTTGGGTATGGGATGCCATTGTTACCCGCACCGCCAAGCATAGATGTAGAACACGCACCGCAACAACCGCCTTTCTGACCACCGACAGCCATATTACAAGTAGAGCAATAACCGCCTTTTTGAGAAGAACCACCCTTAATTACGTTTTGCGGGTTTAACCAACCTAATACACCATTAACACCAGGAGCAGGATACGCACGAGCTAAATTCTCATTAGTAACTGCTAAGTGTGGATTCGGAACTGTTGGAACATCTTTTGAAGGCCACGCTAAATTCATATTGGAACCGCCTAAATATTTTTTTCTGTATGTTTTTTTATTACATCCTTTCATTTTATAAATTCTTTGGGATTTTCTTCGTCTTCCTGCGCATTTTTTACGAGTAGCCATATTTATATATTATGTTAAGAAATTATTCAATATCGACGTGTGTAAGGAAATGTCTGCGACAACACATCTTTTTCATATTTAATTCATCTAATACTTCACCTTCAGGCGTTTTTTCGTGAAACTCTTTCGTTAAATAAATCACCTTGTCAAAATTAATTGAATCCTTATTGAAACCTTTTGCTAATTTCTTCTTACGTACTTCTTCGACGTAAAATCTGTATTTGTCGGCAATTACCATACCGCAAGTAAAACATTTAATTGGAATTATCATTTCTTATACTAAACTATTATATTATTCTTATATCTTTTTATTTTTAATTCAATTTTATTTTTTTATGTTTAATTATATTATAATAATAATGGCAACAAGAGATATTGTAAGAATAACTTTTAAAGATGCAATTGGTTCAGAACCAATCAGAGCTGATTTACTCACAAGTATGACATTATTTGATTTATACGAAAAGGTAGCTCAGGTTACAGGAAGAAAAATATCAAAACTTATAATACAAATGAGCGGGCCATATATGAGCACAGAATTAGGAAAGAGTCGCACACAAACAATTCAATCTATTTCAGGAGCTTTTGTAAATAATGAAATTACACTTTTTGTAATTTATGATGAACGTGGCGGTTCATCAAGAAAAAGAAAAAGAACGAATAAAAGAAGAAAAACGAATAAAAAACGAAGAACAAATAGGAGAAAATAAGTAAATTAAATATTTTATATAAATTATAGATGCTATTTAATAATCTTTTAGACCTTATAGTTGTTAATGAAAAATGTCTGGATGCCAGTTGTTGCGATATTATTAATAAATACATCATAGATAACAATATATCCGATTCAAAAATGATAGATGAATCTAATGAATTATCTACATTTGTCGAAAAAATAGAAATTATATTAGGCGAAACTATTGGTAAATATTATCTAAGTTTTGCTAATAAATGTGATGGTTTAAATGTAGTAAAGGAAGAAATGTTATTTAACCAATTTTGTATTTATACAAATAATTATATTGACTTATTTGACGTAAATTATGAGCAATCTATTTATAAATATATGATATGTATTATATTTTTAGATAATAACTCTAAAATAACTTTTTTTAATAATCATATATTATACCCTAATAAAGGCGATTTAATATTATTCCCGTGTGAATGGTTTTTTATTTATAATTTGGAACCAGTTAATAAAGATATAAAAAATAATATTATTTTAAATAATATTATAAAAAAATATTAATAATAAGAAGTATAAAATGGATTTTATTTATATAAATGAAAACTCTATTCCTTTAAAATTATGTAAAGAAATTATTGATATATTCGAGAATGAACCAAATAAATATAAAGGTGTTACAAGAAGTGGGCAAAATGATAAAATAAAAAAGACACTAGATTATAGTATTAATATTAATACTGATGAAACCTCCACGTGGTTCAATGTTAATAAATTTTTATATGAAGAATTATCAAAGAATTTAAAGATTTATAATAAGAATTTATGTGAAAAATACAGTAAAACATTTTTTAATAATAATTTTTGTGACACTTGTTTTTTAATGCAAAAATATGATAAAAATGAAGGCCGGTTTGTTTATCATGATGATTTTAGTATGGTAAAAGATATGAAGATGCGTAGAGTTATTACTTATTTATGGTATTTGAATGATGTCGATGAAGGAGGTGAAACAGAGTTTTGCGGAGATTTAAAAATAAAACCTACAGCAGGTAAACTGATATTTTTTCCGGCTTCTTGGTGTTATCCTCATAAAGGTATAATGCCGTTGTCGAATAATAAATATATAATTACTGGTTGGTTAAATATACAATAAATATAATAAAAATATTTATTTATATAAATATTTTATGTCGAACAGTTACTTAAGTAAAAATACAAGTATTACTTCACTGATTCATCCTGGTAATACAACATTCGATAATAGTTATTCAGGTTTTCCACCGTCGACTTTTACAAATAATCATTGGGAGAACCCATCAGCTTTAGGATATCAAATAAATAATATAGATATAGCTAATAGTGTACAAGCTGCTTATACTGATTATACTTCTAATTCAAGCATTATTATTCCCACTTGGTGTAATAAATTAAAAATAATCGCAATTTCTGGTGGTGGTGGTGGTGGTGGTGGTGGTGCTAATGCGAAAGCAAATGAGAATAATGGCGGCGGAACAAGAGGCGGTGCTGGTGGGAGTGGTGCTGGCGGAATGTTATCAATAATGAAATCAAAACAATTGTCTTTATCAAATTATAACAATATGAATATCACATTTGGTGCAAATGATTCCCATAGTAGCACTGGTGCGGGTGGGGCTAAGCAACTTGAAGAGGGAGCTAATGGAAACCCTGGACAATATGGGGTTGGTATTATTTTATTTGCCAGTGCCAATGACTTTATAAGGATCTCTGGTGGTGATCATGGTGATGCAGGTGAAGGTTCAGACAACGCTAACAATAACGCTCAAGGAGGGTCAAATGGGGGAGCACTTATATCTTATACCCCTTATTTTGAAAATTATTATTTTTATGTAGACACTACAGGAGGAACCGGTGGTGGTCAAGGAGGTAACGCCTCTATAGGAGATGCAGGCATCGTGTTAAATTATTCACTTGACAATGACCCACCACAAATAAATATAAATCAACCTAAACCTCCTCAGGGTAATGGTGGTATTGGAATTGACAATGATAATGAAAAGCCAGGAATAGGACAAGGTGGAGTTGGAGGGTGGAATTCAAATAACGATAAAGGATATGTAGGACAAAACGGAGGAGCTGCTTTAGTAAGAGTATATTTTTTACACCAATGAACATTTGAAATAGAACAACTGATTTATCGATAACAATTACCCTTTCACATCTTGTGAGACGCTTTTAAGCTTCCCATTATAAATATTCAAGGGTAAAATAAAATCTAATAAATGAATTAAATAATTTAAATTTAAACATAATATAATAATCTTTAATATATTATGCTTTCAAAGATAACCGAATTTGCGAACAATAACCAAACACGCCTCGATTGGGACGAATATTTTATGTCGATCGCTCTCCTCGCGTCACAACGCAGTCCCTGTTCAAGGCTCAATGTCGGCTCTGTGATTGTAAAAAATAATCGGCTAATCTCGATGGGATATAACGGTTACATACCAGGAGCTCCACATATTAGCCGTGTTCAAGACAATCATGAACAATCGATTATCCACAGTGAAGTCAATGCCATTACCGATTGCGCGCGACGAGGTGCCAGTTTAGAAGATGCTAAAATATATGTAACCCATTATCCGTGTATCAATTGTTTCAGGTCTATTGCGGCGTGCGGTATCAAAGAAATCCTGTTTTTAAATGACTACCACAATAATCCAATTGTTCAAGAATTAGCAAACGATTCATCGATTGTAATCAAAAAACTTTAAAAAG